GTTCCCAACACGGACCAGACTGACTTCCCGGTCCTCATCTCACTCACCCACGCAAACCTGAAGACGATTACTAACGGTGGTCACGTCGCTAATAGTAGCGGGTTCGACATTCTCTTTTTCTCTGACTCCAACCTCACCTCGCCACTGGCCCATGAAATAGAGAAGTACGATCCCACTACCGGCGAGATCATCATGTGGGTGAAGGTGGCGACGGTCTCTCACACTACCGACACCACGTTTTACATGAAGTACGGCGACGGCGCGATCGGTTCCTCGCAGGAGAATGTCGCCGGGGTGTGGTCTAACTCATTCGCAGGCGTGTGGCATCTGGGATCAGCGTCGTCGCTCAACTCAGTAAACTCAGTCACGGGAGGCTCCGGTTCAATCTCCGGCGCAACCGCAGCCGGGGGAAAGATCAGCGGAGCCGGAAACTTCGCAGGCGCAACCGACAAGATTGTTGCCGATCTCACCACCAACTCAGTCCAGCGCACCTACACCGTCTGGGCCAGAAGGCACGGTGAGGGCGGCGGTGGGCATGGGCGCATCTTCCAGAAAGGCACAACCGGCTCGCGTGACACGCTTTTTGTAGAGAGTCCTTCAGCCGCGAATACTTACGAGTTTCTCAGCAATCATAACCCCGGCTTTGGCGATTGGGCTTTCCCGAAGCCTTCAATCGATGTCTTTCATTACATTGTCTTAGCCTACGACGCTTCCAGTAATACGAACGACCCTACCGCACGCGTTGACAAGATCGATCAGACAATCACGCGCGTAGCTGCTCCGACCGGCAGTCCGAATGGAGGCTCAGAAGCTTATAACATCGGCAATCGCCTCACCAATGATCGCAACTGGGATGGGGATATTGACGAGTTTCGCATCGCCGACGTGATTCGCTCCTCCGACTGGCACGACACGGAATACAATAATCAGAATAGTCCGAGTGCGTTTATCTTATTAGGCACGGAGATAGCGATCGGCGCGAGTGAGGTGACGCTGGTAATTCAGAATGCGGCCCACTCACACTCAGCACAGAGTTTAACCTTAACTCAGGTTCATAGCTTAGCGGTGCAAAACGCCGCGCACGCCCAGACTGCGAATAACCTTGCTCTCACACAGGCTCATCAACTAGTTGTCTCAAGCACTAGTCATGCGCATACAGCCCAGAATCTCAGCCTGACTCAGGTTCATTCACTTGCAGTGCAGAACGCCAGTCATAGTCATACAGCGGCGAGTCTGACGCTGACTCAGGCGCACAGTCTGACTACCCAGAACGCAACCCACTCACACACCGCAGGTAATCTCGCGCTTACACAAGCTCACTCGCTGGTAGTGCAAGACGCATCCCATGCTCACGCTGCCGCAAATATCACCCTCACTCAAGCGCATTCACTGGTCGTCCAATCAGCCACCCACGCGCACACCGCAGAGAGTCCGGCGGTCAGTTCATCAACCGGGCTGGTGATTCAAGATGCGACTCATGCGCATACGTCGCAATCGCTCACGCTAACACAGGTCCATAGTTTAGCAGTGCAAGGAGTAACTCACTCCCACTCGGTACAGAACGTAGTTCTGACTCAAGCGCACAGTCTGGTGGTTCAGGACGCCAGTCATGCGCATACGGCCCAATCTCCCGCTCTCACTCAAGTCCACAACTTAACCATCGCCGGAGCTTCCCACGCCCACTCAGCCGAGAATCTGGTCCTCGTTGCACAGGGGAGTTTAGGAATAGAGAATGCGTCACACAGCCACACTGCGCAGAGTCTAATCTTCACGCAGGTCCACAATCTCGCAGTACAGGACGCCGCGCACGCGCACACTGCGCAGAACATCTCCCTGATAGTCGATCTAGCGATTCAGTCAACTCAGCACGCGCATCTGGCTGGGAACGTCACGCCGACTCAAGCGCATGCGCTCAGTGTTCAGGATGCTTCACATGCTCACACTACTGAGAACGTAGCGTTCACCCAGACACACATATTGACAGTTCAAGACGCGAGTCACGCGCACGTCAGCCAGTCTCTTGTACTCGGACAGGTCCACGTGCTCGCTATCAACACTGGCCAGCACGCGCATTCAGCAGACACCCTCGCACTCACACAGGTACAGAATCTCGTAATCGCCAACTCTTTCCATGCTCACACTGCGGACCGGATTCACTTTCGAGCAGGAGGGCGTGTCACCAGTCCAACGAGATATGCTACTATTACCTCCAACGAGCCACAGGTAGGGGTGAGGTCATCCACGTACACGAGTGCAACGATTAAGCATGGCCGCTGATTTGACTATTAAACGAAATGACTCATTGCCGATTATCACGGTAGTATGCCGCGATTCAATTGGGCCGGTGGATCTCAGTGGTTACACAGCCCTCTTTCGCATGGTCAACGTGCTGAATGGCGTGGCAAAAGTGAACGCAGCGGCGGCAATTGTGAGTGATCCGGTGTTCACTGCCGATGCGACCACGAATGCGTTGACTTCCACTTCGCATGATCTAAACGATGGTGACGATGTGACATTGAAAAGTTCAGGTGTATTGCCGGGCGGGTTGACTACGCAGCGGAAATACTACGTCGTCAACTCGTCAACCAACTTACTACAACTTGCGCTCACACTTGGCGGGAGCGCAATTGACATCACGAGCGCAGGCTCAGGCACGCACACTCTCCTCGCAGGTAAAGTTAACTACGAGTGGGCGGGCACTGATAAGGATACGGCTGGAACTTATTTCGGTGAAGTGCAGACCACGGATGGCAGTGGGAAGCAATTAACCTATCCGAATGATGGACATTTGACGATTGAGGTGATTAGTGATCTTGGCTAAACACAGAATCTTTAGCGTGACTATTAAGGACTGCGACGTACAGAGTTTTCGTGCGGGCGGCAAGGGTGGTCAGCATCAAAATAAGACTGAGACGGGGATTCGAGTCGTTCATGCGCCGTCTGGGGCGATAGGCGAATCACGAGAGACTCGCAGTCAGTTAACAAATAAGCGTAGCGCCTTTAAGCGCATGGCTGAATCGGCTAAGTTCCAGTCGTGGCTCAAACGCCAGATTGGAATTGAAACAGTAGAAAGATCAACCCGTGGATATCACGGTTACGGGTCTCGCTATCTTCGTACTTATGACTTCATGGATCGTAATATTAAAGATCACGATACAGGTCATGTACGCCATGACGTTGAGAGCGTGATGAACGGGGATATAGATTCTTTCATTAACGCGCGGATGGTAATGTCACAATCAAATGTCTGATAACCAAGACCGCCTAGTCGCAATCAAAGCCGTCTCTGATCTCATACAGCCGGACGTAGCCCCGACTCTCACTCTCGGTGAAGTTGAGCTGGAAGTTGATCGCGCTAAACTCGCGAGTACGTGGGCGATTAACACCGCTTACCTTCCCGGCGCGGTGATCGTCGTCGGCAATGGTCATGCATATCAGGTGGAGCAGGCGGGCACGTCTCAGTCTACCACTCTCAACGTCAACGACTGGCCTACTCATACAGGAGCCCTTATTGGCGATGGCACAAGCAATCCGCAACTACGTTGGCGTGAGATTGGGACCGCGATGTTCAACCCTCGCATTGCACAGGCGGAGTATAACGTGTACGACATTGAGCGGGCGGCGAAAGCTTTAGCGCGCATTAAGATGACCCGCTGCGCACAGCTCATTCAGGATGACACTGTCTACTTTCAACAAATGTACGATCACTGGAAAGAGCAGTGGCAGTACTTCAGACCGTTTCAGAGACAGTTGGAATTGGTGAGGAGTTGATTAAATGTCAGTTACAGATTTGAGCCTAACAGTGACGCAGCAGCTTGGCGCTAAAGGTATTGAGAACTGTGTTAACCCGCGCACTCAAGGCGGCTTACTGCCTTCCGTGCCAATAACACTATTTCCACTTGAGGGTGAGATATGTACCGTCATCGTAGACAAAACCACGCATCGCATTCGCGTTCAGAATGAGACGGAATCGGGTGTGGTGATAGTGATCGAGCCGAAGGAATAAAAGAATGGATATAAAGGACAGCAGAGGCGGTAGCAATATAGCTGAGTTGGCCGTGGCCATTGCTTTAACAGTGGCGATTGTTTGTTACTTCACGCTAAGGTAATCAATGGGCCGACTAGCCGCACAGGGACAGGCGTTTCAAGCCTTCGCAAGCGCAGCGTATGAAGATCGTTGTACGATTCGCCGTGTATCGAAGGTCAAAGGCTCAGATATGGGGTCCACTAACGCTGAGACTATCCTTGCTTCAAATGTTCCCTGTCGCCTCTCTCCTGCGAGCGCAGATGAGCGAGTGATCGCCGGGGCCACTGAGGGCTCGACTGCCTATACTGTACGCATCCCCTTCTGGCAGGGCGAACACCCAATCACCGTAGGTTCAACCTGCTATCTCGATATTGCCGCTCGTGAGGGAGTGGGGGCGCAATCACTCGCCGTCAAGGCTCCGCTACCAAGTTCAGGGACAAAGGTTGACATGGTTGCGATCAGGCAGTCCTAGCGGGTTCCCTATCAGTATCCGAGAAGTCCTCGCAATGCTCGCCACGGCTGGCCCACTGTTCATTAGTATGCGTGTACATTTCACGCGCTCTTGACAGGTCCGCAAGGGCTACACATCCATAATCGAACAACTCAGCATAGTTATTAAACTCGCGATGGATCGTGCGGTCATTTGTTTTGATGTGGAGAATAAGCTTGGCAGAGGTGACGGTTTCCATGCTCCTGATACTACTCTCTTAAAATAGACCTTTCAACAGCCGCTCGTAAATAATTCTCCACATCCAGCCATCCAGTAGTATTATAGCAGGCGCAACAATTTCGTGAGACTCGGAAGGGGTGGAAGCTTGTCGAGTCTGCGGGGGTGCCGACAGGTGAAAGTTGGCTCCTTCTTCTGGCGGTACTCTATTCGGGATCGACGCTAACCTGATGGATATT